CCTACAGCCTTAAAATGTTTAGAAGATACATCAAATACATACATAAACAACATAGAACAGGCCAAAGACTGGAAGGCACAAGCATATTTATTGGATACATTGAAGGGAAACAAAGATAAGGAACAAGCCAAGATTGATCTTAATCAACTCATCGTCATTAATACCGCATAGACTGCTACAACGCTCTATCATATTATCATTGCTCTAAATAAATATATGGGGGTTTAGTGTATAGGTATATATACTTTACTATCACGTTCTATACCCCCTTATTACAGTACTAGCCCTCTAAAGTATGGAAGTGTCATACATCCTATTGATAAGTGTCATACATTGTGTCATACTGTCATACATGGATATATCAATGAGAGAATTTCAAAGAAACGCTCCGAAGTATCTTTTGGAACTTCCTATCAATCTAACTAACCGTGGAGTCCCAGTAGCGACTGTAATCGCTTTTAACAAGAGTGTCATACAAGAAAAGGTAACTGTCATACAAAGTGTCATACAATCTGGTACTATGGCTGTAGAGAATGAAGTGGATAAAACTGGTTGGATGTTCTGTCAGTGCCATTGGGAACAAACTAAGGGTAAGACCTACCCCGTTAAGCTTATTACTTATGAAGATGAGAATGGTTTTGCTGTTAAAGATAAACAACTTGCCTGTCCTGATTGTATTCTAAAGTATCAGAATATGGGAAGAGGTAAGTTATATTACTTATGAAAATATTAGTACTATCTCTATGGATAAAATAAGTCTAAAATTAAGCAAATGGCAGACTACAGTCTGGAATGACCCTAAGCGTTTCATCGTGGTTAATTGTGGGAGACGAGCTGGGAAAACCTTCCTAGTCGCATGGAGGATGCTTGATTTTGCTACAAAACACGACAAGTCTATTACATGGTATGTAGCTCCCACCTACAAACAAGCCAAGAACATCCTCTGGGAGATGTTGCTTGAGATAATACCCACCGCTGTGATTGAGAAGAAGAATGAAACCGAACTAACAGTAACCTTACTTAATGGGTCCCGTATTATGGTTAAGGGAGCAGATTTACCAGATTCCTTGAGAGGAGTCCGTATTGACTTCGTAGTCTTTGATGAGTGTGCCTTTATTGATAAATGGGACCTTGTATGGAAGATTATTAGACCGACTCTTATTGATTCAAAGGGAAAGGCAATGTTTATTTCAACTCCAAATGGATTTAATCACTTTAAAAGACTTAGTGAGGATATGGATGAGAACGGTAAGTCTATTTTTGGAAGTGACTTTCATTCCTACCATCACTTCACCTCCTATGACAATCCCTACATAGATGCCAAAGAACTTGAAGTTACCAAGAACCAAATGGATGATGACGCTTATGAGCAGGAGATAATGGGAGAGTTTCGAAAGATGAGCGGTTTAATCTATAAGGAGTTCAATAGGGAGGTCCATATGGTTACGCTTCCTATCTTTGACACCAATTGGACCTATACAAGGGTACTTGACTTCGGGTTTGCTCACAAGTCTGCCCTTATTTACTTTGCCATCTCCCCCGACTTTACTGAAATCTATGCTTATGACGGACTTTATATATCAGGATTCTCTGAACGCCAACTAGCCGATGTCATTAAAGTCAAGGATGCTGGTAAGACTATAACAAATCCAGTAGCAGATTCTGCTCAACCAATGTCTATTGCCGAGTTACAGACTTATGGAGTTCACTTCTCTCCAGTTGAGAAAGGTAAGGACTCAGTCAAACACGGAATAACTAAGGTAGCTGAACTTTTAAGAATAAGGAAAGATACTGGAAAACCAACCCTTATGATAAACAAGTATTTGGGATGGATAGCTGATGAGTTTGAGAAGTACCGTTGGATTCAAAACAAGAATGACAGGAGTACCGTAAGAGAAATACCTTATAAGGTTCATGATGATGCGATGGACACAATCCGTTATATGGCACTATCTCTACAAAACACCAATGAAGATATTGATATACCTGAAGAGAAGCAATTAGAAGGTTGGTATTGACGTCATATGATAGTAAATCTAAATATTCTTGAACACAATCGCCAAGGACACTATGATATTGAGGATGCTGTCCAAAAACAAAAGGATGGACTATTCACTTTTATAATTAGAGTTGCTGAGAATAAAATAGTGGATATAGTTTTTTTAAGTTATGAAGATTATGCTACCTACAACGAAGTTTAAGAACCTAAGTTTTCATACTCTTATAGAAAAGGAAGTCTTTAAGATAGGGTATGGTCAGTTGACTTTCAATGTTGTCTTAAAAGATGGGGTGGCATTGGTCAAGACGATGAGAGTCACAAGGAGTAGAAGAAAAAAGTACCCTCTTAAACAGGGCGTTCCAGTAGGATTTGTAAAAGCAGAAGTTAAAATCATTTGACTTTTGAAATAGTTAGTATTATTCTAAAAGCGATTCAAATAAAATGGTGTGCGACTATAATGTCGTTTACCCTACCGAAAGGTGGGGGTTTTTTTTAACTAATGAAATTTATTTCATAAATTATGGATAAACTTGCACAAACTATTCAAGATAGAAAAGATATTTCTTACGATTCACTTGCAAATAAAAGAATACTCTGGGACGAGGTTGAATCACTTTTCTCCAATAAATTAACAGACGCTATCTCCAGTAATACCAAGAGTCAGGTAATGGACCAAAGACTCTCAACTCTTATCTTAGAACGGGAAGCAAGAGTCATGGCTCAACTTCCTGTAGGTAAGTACCGACCTGTATCATCTGATGACATAGGAGCGACCAAACTAATCAATCTAGTTGCTGAGAAATACATCGTTCCAAATGCCACCGCCCAATTTCCACTTCTTACAAAACTCCGTATGATGGACCGTTACTCAAATATCTATGGAAACTTTTTTGCGTTAGTTGATTGGGATGTTAAACAAAACGGATATATAGGACCAGACCTATGGCTTCTTGCCATGCGAGATGTCTTCCCTCAGGTAGGAGCCATTTCGCTTACTGACTCCGACTATGCTATTGTCCGTACTTGGAAACCTCTCTCTTACTTCAAGGCGCTAAAAAGCAAAACCTTTAAGAACATACCTCAGTTAGTTGAAGCTCTTAAAGATAAGGGAGGAGACCGAGTTGACCGAGACCCAAGCGATGAATCAGTAAGAGAATCACAGCAGGCAGTTAAAAAAGAGGCAAAAGGAAAAGGTTTCTATGAAGTGTTAACAATGTTTGAGAAAGACCGTTGGGTAGATTACGTTCCATCAGCTAAGATGATATTTCGGGATATTAAAAACCCCCACGATAATGGAGAACTTCCTTTAGTTTGTAAGTACTCTATTCCTATGATAGATGATAATATGGGAATGGGAGATATGGAGCGAGGTAAGACAATGCAATATACCAGTAACTCTCTATGGAACCTATATTTAGATGCTATAAAGATTTCCATCTTCCCACCAACCATTCTTAATAAGGATAATATAATAGCTTCGACGATTAAATGGGGACCAGGAGCTAAATGGTTAGTCAGAAACTCAGTAGGAAACTCCGTTCAACAACTTGCTATCAATCCAAGAGGCATAGAAGCCTTTCAATCAACCTCAAATATGGTAAATGCTTCGCTTATGAATATGTTTGGCTCAACTGATACCTCAACCACTCAAACGGCTGATGTTGCTTATGGTAAAACACCTCAAGCTCTTAAAATGCAATCCCAGCGTGAGAGTTCAAAGGATAATGTAGACCGTTTCTATATGGAGCAGACGGTATCTGATATTATGCGTAAGTTTGCTAATCTTTGGAGCAAGAAAGCTCCCTCAAACATTACAGTACGTATGTTTAAAGGCGAAATAAACGACCTGGCTACTTCTTATCCCGAAATTAAAGAAATGTGGAACCCCAAATCAGGCAAACTAACAATAGACAAAAAAATAACAGGAAGCACCCTTTATGATTACGAGATTGTTCCTGGTAGTACCTATCAAATGGATAATGAAAAGCAACAAGCCTCACTAAGAGAGATGTTTTCAATCCTTACCAATGGTATGGCTCCAGGTCCTCAAGGAATGACGTTCCCAATCATTGAAGCCATAGCCAAAGAGGGAAAACAGGTTAAATTAGGAGAACTCCTAACCCGAATAATCGCAGGAAGCGGTATTCAAGACTATAGTAAGATTATCGTTGACCAAAATCAAGTAGAGGGTGACACTCAAGTAACTCCAGAGGAAGAGAAATCAATGTTGGATGACCAAAACCAATTCCTCAGTATGATACAGGCTATGCAGGATGGCGGTGGTGGAAGTATAAATGCAGTTCCTCCTCAACCAGGACAAGAACAAGGGATGCCAACAGAACCACCATTACAAGTTCCTCCAATGGGAGGACCCCAAATGAATGGACAATAAACAAGCCCTTAAGCCAGATGTTTTTTTAAGTTTCCAAGAGATAGGAGATAAAAGAACTAAAGAGGAGATTAAAAAAGAACAAGACCCAGAGGATGTTGCCTTACATAGTTTGGCAAGTCATGGTGGGTGGACGGTTCTTAAGAAAAGAATTGAGGACTCAGGGAAACAGATGGATGAACTGGTAAAGACATTAATAGCAGAAGGTAGAAGTTTCGAGGATATAGGAAAAATTACCGTAGTTTCCAGCCTCGCAAAGGAAAAATTATATGATATCCTCAAATGGGTACAGGACAGTTCCGATGTCGTTGGAGGTGAATAAAAATGAAGAAAAAGAAGAAAAAGAAAATAATGAAGAAGAAGCTGATAATGAAGTACTGAATTTTAACGAGCCGAGTTTTTCGTTTATACCAAAAGGAGGACACGACTGGAAACAGGAAGGTCCATACCTTATTTGTAGGGGATATTGCGAACTGGAACACGCAACATTTATCGGGATGGATAAGGTGTTGGTAGGTATAAATGAGAATGGTCCAATTTTGAAAGCGAGGTTTTAGACAGACAGGCTTGAGCCGCCTTAGTGCTGACTCAATCCCTCTTTCCTATAAGAAAACAATAATGGGGAAAGAACTGCCTGTCCAAGACTTTGCAAAGTCTTGATGTTTCTGCGTATCTCATAACGCTGATTATAAGTTCTAATACTAATATGTTAGACGAACAAACGGTGGAAAACGAGGCTGTAGTTGTAAGCCCTACTGAATCACCAACAGTAAAAGAAGAGGCAACTGCTGAGATTCCGTCCACGGAGATAGCTCCTAAAGAGGAATCAGAGCAAGTATCAGAAGTTAATGAGTCAGAGGTAGAACTCAAACCAGAGGTGAAGCCCGTTGAAAAGCGGATTCACAAATTGGTAGATGAGCGAGACCGAGAAAGAGCAAGAGCTGAATCACTGGCAAAGCAGGTTGAGGACTTAACGAACCAGTTTACTGGTCAAAATCAGTCGTTTACGACAAATCCAACAACTATTGAGCCAGGAGCCGAAGTCACGCAAGAGCAGTATCAAGCTGATGTAGCGAGACAAGCTGATGCGATAGTACAAATCCGCCTTAATCAGGAGAGGATTGTAAACAACATCAATAAAGAGGCATTGGATTCAATGACAGCTCATCCCGAACTTGACCCATCAAGTGATGTTTTTGACAAAGAACTTTCCGATACAATAGTTGAATCTGTAAAAGCTCAAATTCAGGTTAATCCAGCAGCTTCTGTGAAGAAACTGGTTAATCATATGATGAAGCCATACAGACGTTCAATAGAACAAAAAGTAGCAGAGACGACTGAGACTATTACTAAACAGGTTTCAGAGTCAGCTCTACGACCAAGCCAAGTGAAAACTCTTGATAAGCCATTTGATAAGCTGTCAACAGAAGAAATGGAAGCTAGGTTAGGAACTGTTAGTTAATGTTTAGACAATTTAGACTAGAAAAAGGGGTGATTTAATATGCCAAGAGAAAATACAAGTGCAGATTTGGCGCAAGAAGTTAGCACATATTATGAAAAGGTCTTTTTAAAAAGGGCTGAGTACGAATTAGTTGCTAAAGAAGGCGGTCAAATGAGAACATTACCATCAAATGAAGGAAAGGTAGTTAACTTCACAAGATATGTTCCATTGACTGTAAACTTAGCGTCAGGTGTCATTACAGAAGGTTCAAATCCTGTACTCTGTTCCATAACAGCGTCAACGATTAGTGCGACTCTTGTTGAATACGGTATGACTGTACAAACAACTAAATTCTTATCCACAATCTCCATAGATAAAAATATGTCAGAAAAGATAGGATTAGTTGGTCAGCACATGGGAGAGTATCTAAATAAACTCGTTCTTGCTGAGTTAAATAATGGTACATCTGCCTTTGCTAACGATAAAAACACGTCTACCTATGCAGCCTCAGATACGTTCTCAGCTTCTATGATTCGAAACTTAACAAGAACTCTCGAAATCAACAAAGCTAGACCTTATCAGGATGGCTATTTCATGGGGAAAATTTCTCCACAAGCTAAATATCAGCTTTTGGGAGATTCGACATGGATAAACTCTAAAACTTACTCTGATGTAAAAGATTTGTATAAGGGTGAAATGGGTGAACTGTATCAAGTTCGCTGGCTCCTAAACAAAGACTCTTCGTCAAGTGTGGGTGCAGCGTCAGAAGCCTCTGTTGTGGCGGCTTTCCAGACTTATGTTCACGGAAGCGATGCTTTCGGATGTTATGATTTGGATGGAGACAAGCCAAAACTTTATATTCTTCCAAACTTAGTGGACTCAGGTTCACCAGCAGGTAGAATTTCAAAGATTTCATGGGCAGGTTCTTATGCAACAAAAATCCTAAATAGTGATTGGATTGTGGTTGCCCGTACCCCAACTAGTCCATAATTAGTTGGTTTGTTGTTTGGCTCTCTTATCAAAAGTGGGAGAGCCAACACTTTTGAAACAACTATGAGTAATACAGGCAGAACGGAAGACATTAAGGAGCTATATCATCAAATTGGTAGGGAATCTAACACCTCAAGACGTGAGAGTTTAAGAAGAACTATTAACATGATAAAAAATGAGTCAGGAGCAATTAGTAGTATGAGGGAGGCACTAGTCAAAGCCCATAGAGAGGGTAATACTGGAAATATTAAAGACATACACGAAAGAGTAGGTAAAGATTTAAAATATAGAAATGACCAACACTAATTCTATTTTCAGAGAGAAAGTAACGGTGGAAAAAGCAACTCCTACAGTTCAGAAACAATCAAGTAAAGTAATTGACTTTTAATAAATAATCTGGTAGAGTTTAATTAGGTTAATAATAGTATGAATTACATCTCAGGATCACATTCGTTTTTGGCTTCTCACCTACTTAAAAAAATAGAAGCTACTTCTATTCCTCATAAGGATTTAGCTTCTATTAAACTAAAACCTTTTAATAATCTATATTTTTTATCTTCCTATGGAAATATGTCTACTCATACAGATGAAGATAAAATCTTTCAAGCTAATGTAATGGATTTAATCCATATCTTAATTGAGGCTAAAAAACATCCTTTTAAGTCATTTGTCTTTATAAGCACTTCATCAGTCAAACTCAGTATTCAAACTGTCTATTCAAGAACAAAGAAAGCGGCTGAGGAGATACTACTTTCTATGATGGAGAGACAATATCCAATTATTGTAATTCGCCCTTTTAGTATTACAGGAGTAGGAGAACAGAAAGAACATTTAATCCCAACTCTTATAAGAAGTTGTCTTAAAGGGGAATTGGTAAACTTCGTAAGAGAACCGACCCACGATTGGATTGATGTAGATGATGTCGTTGATGGTATCTTAACTCTATCCGAGAAAAATGCTAAGGGTATATTTGAGTTGGGGACGGGAATTTCAACTACCAATCAACAAGTACTGGAAATGGTAGAAAAGGTTACAGGGAAGAAAGCCAATATAAATATAGTCCCCTCACTTCGTGCCTATGATACTAACCGTTGGGTAAGTGCTAACTTTAGGGCAAGAGGGTACGGGTGGAGTGTCAAGAAAACCTTATTACAAAGCATTACAGAACAAGTAAAAACCTATGGGAAAACTTGAAAGAAGAATTTTGGATTTGAGTTTTAAGTATAAACTATCGCATATTGGTAGTTGCCTCTCCGTAGTTTCAACTTTGGATAAGATTTACTCAATTAAAAAGAAAGACCAACCTTTCATTCTTTCAAACGGACATTCTGCTTTGGCTCTCTATGTAATCTTGGAGAAGTACGAGGGACAGGATGCCGAGAAACTATTTCTGAAACACGGAATACACCCAAACCGAGATGAAAAGGACGGAATATGGGCATCAGGTGGTAGTTTAGGACACGGAATTGGAATAGCGGTAGGGATGGCACTTGCCAATCCTCAAAGACGTGTCTATGTAACTATTTCTGATGGTGAATGTGCCGAAGGTTCACTTTGGGAGGCATTAGCCATAGCTCGTAAGTTCCAAATTGAAAATCTTAATATAGCTCTAATTGCCAATGGATATGGAGCTTATGATAAAGTGGATATTGAAGACCTTGATATGAGGATAAATTCATTCTATCCTACAATGCTAATTAGAACCAATATGTTTGCCTATCCTGATTTTATTCAAGGACAGGAAGCTCATTACCACGTTTTAACAGATGAGGAATATAAGGAGGTAATAAAAAATGCGTAGGACTTTTAAAGCAGAACTTCACAAACAGATGACAATAAATACTGACATAGTCCTAATCGTATTGGATTTAGGTTACGGAATGTTTGACCAAATTCGTAAAGATTATCCTAAACGCTTCTTTAATTTAGGCGCTTCGGAACAGGCAGGAATGGATATAGCGGTTGGTATGGCATTAAGCGGTAAAAAGGTGTTTATTTATTCAATTACCCCATTTCTAATTTATAGAGCTTTTGAAACTCTACGAACTTATGTAGACCATGAAAAAATACCTGTAAGACTCGTAGGTTCAGGGCGTAATAAAGATTATGAAATAGACGGCTTTAGCCATGACGCCTCAGACCTTATCCCTATACTTAACAAACTATCAAACATTACACAGTATTTTCCCTCAGATAAGAATGAAATACCATTATTAGTTGAAAAGATGGTTGCCACAAATCAGCCTCAATTTATTTCTCTAAAACGATGAACCCTATTTTTTATATCTCAAGTTCTAATGCTTATCAATATATGGCTGATAATTTGATTAAAAGCATTAAAATGTTCTATCCTAATATTCCTATTAAATTAGAAAGGAATGAACCTAAAAGTAATATGGATATGATTTTTTCATTAAGATTATTAACAAGTTTTCTTGAACTTTTAGACATTCATAACCGAATTATCTATATTGATTCAGATTCTTTGATGTGTGGTGAATGTCCTGAGTTGTTTGGGGATTTTGATATGGAAATGCCCATTAATAATACTAATATTTTTGGGGCTTCAAGTGGTAAGGATTATCTTAATAATGGACTAGTTGTTTTTACTAATAAAGAAGTAATTAAGGATTTAATGAGAAAGGTTTTAAATGGACTTGAGAATGATTATACTTCTATGACTTATTATAATGAAGTTTTTTATTCTGGAAAATACAAAACAAAAATATTATCTTATCCTGACAAGTCTTACGGGTTGGAAGAAATGCCTTTATATCCAAATTCAATTTCTAAAAATGGGAGTATCTATATGGGAGATAAGAAAGCGTGTATTATTCATTTTGCAGGACCAGAATATAAGCAGAAAATCAACAATAGATTTGAAGTGAATTATTATAAATTTTTAAATCCTGAAGTACAGGACAAATTAAAAAACTATGGCTCTTGGTGCTTTGTTTTATCCAAAAGGAACGGTTGAGAATCCCGTAAGTTTTGATTCGTTATACATTCCGTACATTTATAAGGAGATTTATCTTGAAAGCGTTTATGTAGATATGATGAATACTAGAAAGGATTTAGTAATCCTTGATATTGGGGCTAATATTGGGTGTACTGTTCAGTATTTTAGGGACTTTGCTAAGAAAGTAATTGCGGTTGAACCATCAACGGAACATTTTGAGGCTTTGAAAAAGAATGTGGAATTTAATGGTTGGACCAATGTAGTTCCAATTAAAGCGGCTATTGCTGAGAAAAATGGAGAGATGGAGTTAAGTTTAAACTCTGCTAATCGTACCTGTCATTCTCTTAATATGAAATATGGTGGAGCAACTGAGAAGGTAAAAACAATAGATTTTGAAACCTTACTTAAAGAGAATAATATTGACAAGGTAGACTTCTGTAAATTCGATGTAGAAGGATACGAAGAGCCAATCCTAATGGGAGAGAGTTTCAAGAAAGTAGCAGATAAGATAAGTGCTATTATGGTGGAATTTCACTTTCCTGATTTTGGAAAGATTGTTGAGTATATGATAAAACTTGGATATAACGCAAGACGATATGATAGTTCCGCTGTTATAGTTTTATTTACCAGATGAGTAAGACAAAAGTCTTTTTCACAATAGTAAGTGATGAGTATTATAATCCAGCTGGAACTCCAGCCTTTATTAACTCATTTAAACGGTTTCACCCCGATATTGATTTAGTAGTCTTCCGACAGGATATGATAGATATAGTCTTTAAGGAAAAGAATATCAATTTCTATATGGCTAAACCTACTTTTGCTAAACTTCTTACTCCTTACTATGACCTTGTTGTCAATATTGACTGCGACCATTTAGTCTTAGGTAGATTAGATGAGATACTCAAAGGCGACTATGAAATAGGATGTCCCATAAATTATAACGATTACGAGAATGTATCAGTCAAAAATGTAACTGAGGAGACTTATTTACAAGGTGGACTTATCGCCTCAACTAATAAGAAGTTCTGGGATATCTGGGAAGAAGCCAATAAAGATGCTATGGATTATCAATGTAAAGAGAATGACATTATGAACTTAATTATCTTCAATGACCCAATAGTTAAGAAGATGAAGGTTAAGGTTTTTGATGGAAAGAAAGATTATTACGGGTGTAAGAGTTTAGGACGTGAAAAGGAATTTTATATGAAAGATGATAAGGTAATGTGTAGAAAAGAACAGGTCTACCTTTACCATTTTGCTAAAGGTGGAATTAACAAACCAACACTTGAACAAATAGGCGTAAGCAAAGAGGTAGCTGACTTTACCCACGGATTATCAGTTTATGGGAAATCCATAAGAATAGGTGCTTTTATATGAAATACAAAGCATACTCAGTATTTGCTCCAGACTTTAGTCCCACTTCGGGTGGAATTAGAGTAATGTGGGCTTTACAAGGTTGGTTAATGGCAAGAGGTCAAATAGCCCTTACTAATGTCAAATTCAAAGAAGATTTTGTAGCCATTTATCCAGAGATAATACATGGTAATCTGTTTAATGCTAAAACTGTTGTTAGGTACATTCTTAATAAGCCTGGTGTAATGGCTTCCTACGGAGTAGCAGGACCTATGGAATTTCCTAAAACTGATCATATCTATGTATTCTCTAAGATTTACGATACATTTGGAGTTGATGAAGCCCACCTTTTGTTTTTACCTGTACTAAACCTCCATTTATTCAAAGACTATAAAAGGAAACGCACTAACACTTGCTACTTTGTTGGAAAGGGAAATGATGTAGGACTTCATCCTCTTGACTCCATAAAGATAGACAGGACTAACTCAGAAAATCAAGGACAGTTAGCAGAACTTCTAAACTCCTGTTCGGTTATGTACTCTTATGAGAACCCAACTGCTATGGTTGAAATCGCCAGACTCTGTGGTTGTCGGGTAGTTTATCTTGAAGAGGGAGCATCTATCAAATACACGAAGAAAGAACTTACAGAATTATATGAGCCAGGTATGGACGGAGTTTCCTTTGGACTTGAAGACCTACAATCGCTTGATATAAAGAAATTTAGAGAAAAGTACATCTCACTCATTGATACTTTCTCTAAGAAGTTAGATAGATTGATTGAAGTTACCCAATTATGAGTAAAAAAGTAATCAGAATATTTGGTATGCCCAGTCATTCCTATGTAGATAGGGTGTCAGGGGTAGATTTTGTTAGAATAATTCAACCAATGAAGGCACTTGATGGGTATAAAGACGAGGATACTGAGTTTAAGGTAACGGTATATAATCATGCTGAGAATGAATCTTTTGATTGGAGAGATGTATGCGCCGATAACGATATAATTTACTTTAACTATACGACTAACGATGTTGGGTATGCTGTTATGGGGACAATGGCTCAGAAGTATAAATGTAAACTGGTTTGTGATGTAGATGATGATATCTTCAATATTATGCCAGGCAATCCTGCCTATGATGGCTTTAAGAAAGGTACTTGGGGTCTGACTGTATTTACTACTATCCTAAATGACGTTAGCTATGTAACTTGTACCAATAATCATCTTAGACATTCTCTACAATTTAATACTAAAAAATATGGAGATAAGATTGCTGTATTTCCAAACTATATAGACCTCTCTCTATATAAACATAGAAGTCCTTTTAAGGATACAGACACCTATACCGCCCTTCATTTTGGGTCATCAACCCACCACCAAGACCTCTACTCTCCACCATTTGAAAAAGCCATAAATAGAATAATGTACGAATACCCTAACTTTACAATAAAAACAATAGGAGCTTTTATTCCATCTTACCGAATGAAGTGGGGAAAAAGATATCAACAGGGATTTGGAGATAC